CAATTTCTTTAAACTTAGAATCACAAATGTAAGTTTCTGCTTTGTTAATAAGAGCAAATGGATTTTCCAAGTCTGTTGGTAGGAAAACTTTGTCAAAGACCAAAAATCCTGCCTCGTGAAGTTTACCATTCAAAATTTTTTTCTTTGCTATTTCAATAATATCAGTTCGAGAATGCTCGAATTGAACGCCTAATCCTGTAGTAAGCCAACGTAATGATGCTCCTGTTTCCAAAGCGCATTGAATTACCCATTCCGCAGGAAAAATATCTCTCATAAATCTAGTCGCAAGGGTGCTTTTTGAAACACCTAAATGGTCACAAAGCATCTGGCGTGTTGAGAATCCATAAGCCTCAACAAGTCGCAAAATTACTTGCTGCCCGCCTGTTTTAAAATCCATCAAGTTCGCTCCAGAGAACAAAAATCAATTGACAGATTCCCAAAGCGATCTTAATGTTCGCCATGAAGTTCGATTTGGGAAACTTCACTTGTAATCACTATTAATTACGGCTCGCCACAAGCCTAAGGGAGATGTTGCCCCATGAGACCTAACATTTCAATCACTCTGATCACCCCTCACGTCACAATTGAACGCTATAGCGAACTCACTGGTTTAGCTGAGGATACGATCAACGACATGCTTGCTGATGGACGTTTACCACGTCACCGCTTGCGCAAAGACATGAAGCGCGAAAAAGTGATGATTAATATCGCCGCTCTAACAGTAGATGCGTTATCAGAATGTGACCTTTCGGTTGCTTAGTTCGATATTGCAATATCGTTAAGGTCACAGCTATGTTTGATTACCAAACTTCAATACATCCGCATTTTGACACGGCTTGCCGCCGCTTCTCTTTGGCGCACAACCTAACTGAGGTTGCTGCTGTTATGGGGATTTCTGCCCAGGTGCTACGCAACAAACTGAATCCAGAGCAGCCCCATCGTTTAACAGTAAACGAACTGATCATGCTGACAGATATCACTGATGATTCGGCGGTTCTGGATGGTTTGTTGGCACAACTGAAATGCTTGCCTGCTGTACCGGTGAATGAAGCAAAACCAGATAATTTATCGTTGCACACCTTAAGTGCCACAGCAGCAATCGGCGTTATTGCCGGTGAGGCCATTTCCCCCGCGCCTATGACGCAATCACGTAGAAACGCCATTTTAGACCGAGCCAATCAGGCGATCCGCGATCTGTCCTTGCTCGTTGTGTCTGTTGAGTCGCGTTTTCACACCACGCCTGTGCTGGCATCCGCAATGGACGTAATCAGTTCATGCGGCGTCATGACTGGCCTGAACTGAGGCTATTCGATGAAAGTTTTCGCACAACTATTAAAGCAACAATCGCCAACGGCTCAACTGCAAAGCTATGGCCACGGCTGGCTTGAATTGCCGAACGGTCAGCGTTGGCAACCGGCAGCCAGCAAAGTGGCGTTTCTAAGTGGCCAGCGTCACCCGATGGTGAAGATTAAACGCCGTCCGTGGTGGACTCGCCTAATGGGGTTAAGGGGGTAAGCGTGGAACAGCAAATGCCGAAATGGATTAGTGAAGCCCGAAAGATGATTTCAGGTACTGAAAACCGGGTGAAACATTATTGGGAAAATCTTCCAGAAGATGGACGCCGCGATCTTTGTTTCCTCTCCCAACTGAAAAGCCGCCATGTGAAATGTGCCTGGGAAGATTTGACCGAGGCGGAAAAAATCGCGCTGTGGCAGGGCGTTTTGAAGGTCAGAAAAATGCAGCAACAAACCCGTTTGCTGACGCCGGAAGATTTCAAAGGCGTTGTTGTTTGTAGTGTTAGCCGTCGAGCTGACGAACAAAAAATTCCAAATCCGATGCACTGAGGGACGTATGAAAATTATCACCGTAGACGAAATTGGTTTGATCGAATCATTCGCAGCTTTTGGCGTTAAGTTCAATTACAGCCGCTTATTCTTGAGTAAATGCCAGGTCTCACAAGGCCGCGTTGCGCTGACGCCTTTCATGTTCAATGACACGGTTCACCTTGATAATGCACACCAATGGTTTGCGGCCAATACTGCGTTTTGGGTTCGCGCCTATCGTGAGTCTGAAACGTTGGTCGAACAAGTCGAAACAATGGCCAGCATTCGCGCCCTGTATTTTTTGGCCGGTTCTTTGGGGCAAGGTCATGCTCATGCGCTGATCAGCACCTGGTTTGATACGACCAAGGAATTGCACGGCATGGGGGCGCTTAACCTGTCACCGCTTGCGCCGCTTCCTAAAAAATACGAAACAACGATTTCCCCGCTTAGTTTTCATTAATTAAATCTTTCGAAAGCCCACGGCTTCCGCCTGGATGCCGGGGTTTCTTGCTGCCAAAATTTGGAGTTGTCCCATGAATCTATCCCGAAATGACCGCCCGAAGCGCACGCCAGTGCTGCGGAGTTTTGACCAATCCTCACCGGCTTATCAGTACGCTGAAAGTCTGGATAATATGTTGAAGAACGCCCGCCAAGAATCGATGGTTGATGCGGCTGTGAAATATTCCGGCCGTTTGGAGCGTTTGGCTGCATATATTGCGACTGAGGGATTAAACGCAGCGGAAGCCGTTGAATTGCTGCGGCAGGAATCCGAACAGTTTGGTCGCGCCTTATAAATGGAGCTTTTTGCCTTTAACGGCCAGCATCATGAAACCCGCCAGTGGCAGCAAGAGCAATTTGCCCCTGGCGCACCTGATGAAATCAGCCTGACTGAGCGGCAGTTATGGCATCTCAATAAGGCCGATCACGATTGGCGTGCTGAGTATCTTGGCGAAATGCCGGATTTCTTGGCACGCTATTTTGGCGATCGCTACAGCAAATTATTGGAGGGTGGCCATAACGGCCGCCGCCGTGCCAATACGTTTTTACGTACTACGGTGGGTAAGAGCGTATTGCCACGTCTACGCAATGTCTGCGAACAGTACACGACAAAACACCAGGCTGCGGGGGTGATCCCTTTCCCATTCCTGGCTGACCTTGAAAAACTTCCCACCTTTGGGCGTGATGAACTGCGTAACCTTGCGCACCGCGTCGCTGATTTTATGTCTGAGTCATTCACCGATTTTATTGATCTGGCTTTTGACGGCGCAGTTGCTGATCAGAAAGAAATGACACGTCGCACTTTTGCCACTTTTGAACACCTTGGCAAGCTGGCCAAAATGGCTGGTATCACGCCGCCATACTGGCAGCAATTTCTTTCAGGTCGCACCTTCACAACCCGCACCGCAGAATCAGGTTTATTGCGCATGGTGGCACCCGAGTGGTGGCGTACTAAGTTAAAGCGCCGCCGTGATCTTCAGCGCGAACATATGGCCATTGCCGTTGGTCAGGTGCAAAAGGCGGCATCGGCTTACGTCAGCCGTTCCACGCAAGGGGAATGGGTGGAACAAAAGAAACGTAACCGGGAGTTTTTTAAATCGTGTGATCTTCAGAATCAGGAGACGGGGGAACGTCTTTCCCTGGCTGATATGGTGGACGGCAGCAACGCCAACCCGGCAAAACGCCGCTGTGAACTGATGGTTCGTATGCGTGGGTTTGAAGATTTGGCCAATGAAATGGGGATGGCCGGAGAGTTTTACACGATCACCGCGCCGTCAAAATATCACGCCGTGCACAGCAAGGGCGGGTTCGTGTCTCAGTGGAACGCGGCCAGCCCGCAGCAAACACAAAAATACCTTTGCGGCGTATGGGCAAAAGCCCGCGCTGCGTTTTCCCGCGCCGGGATCCATGTCTTTGGTTTTCGCGTAGTCGAACCGCATCACGACGGGACGCCGCACTGGCATATGTTGCTGTTCATGCGCCCGTCAGACGTGGCCGAGGTGCGGGATATTCTCTGTTACTACTCCCGCCTTGAAGACTCCGAAGAACTGCAATCCGAATACGCGCTTAAGGCGCGTTTTCACGTTGAGCCTATCGATCCGGAGAAGGGCAGCGCAACCGGCTACATCGCCAAATACATTTCCAAAAATATCGACGGTTACGCCCTGGACGGGGAAGCCGACGACGAAACCGGCGAAAATTTAAAAGACATGGCCAGGGCGGTATCTGCCTGGGCAAGCCGCTGGCGGATCCGTCAGTTTCAGCAAATCGGCGGTGCGCCGGTAACGGTCTGGCGTGAGTTGCGCCGCATGCGTGATATCACCCTGGAAAACAAATCTATGGATGCCGTGCTGGCTGCGGCGGATGTGGGGTGCTGGGCATCCTATACCCAGGCACAGGGCGGGGCGTTGGTGGCGCGTCGTGATCTGGTTGTGCGCCTGATGTATGAAATCACTGAATGCGGCAATGAATACGGGGAAGCTGTTCAGCGTATTCAGGGGGTTTATTCGCCGTTATCGGGTCAGGAATCAGAGGTATTAACGCGCCTGGTTAAGTGGGCGATTGTTCCGAAGTTGGCCGACAGCGCAGCGGAGGCTGCTTTTTCTGGCGGCATCGCCGCCCCTTGGAGTTCTGTCAATAACTGTACTCAAAGTACGATCACCGAGTTGAAAAAGGGCATCGGAATTCAGTCCCAGGATGCTGGGCAGATGGCCAAAGCGCTGGCCAGGGGCAACATCGTGCCGCTGGATCGGGAAACTGAAATTCAATTGGAGGGCAACCGGTTGGTGGTCAGGCGGCGGAAGCGATATTGCAGAAAGTGCGGGGAAGTAATCACAGCCGAAAACGAGTCATTTGACTCCCCTGGCAAGTGCTGGGTGTGTGCCGATGGACATGTTTTGCAGGCCGATCAGAGTGATGCCGTTTACCGGGCGTTTGAGGCGTTAGGAATTTAATGCAAGCTGAAAACTCGCAAAAGCGCGCTCGGTTTGCTTTTATTCTGTAACATTTTGCGATACTGTATATAAACACAGTAAATGATTAAGGAGGTTAGGGGATGCAGGATTTATTTTTAGAGAAGATGGCATTGGAGCGAATTGAGCTTATCGCACGCTTAGCGACCATTAATCAATGTAGCATTGGTGATAAGGAACTAGTGATCAACTGGATCGCTGAGCTGAGCTCAGAATTGATGGTAGGTTTTCCTGATTTTCCTAAAGGTATAGCCGACATAGAGAAAGATAGAGTAAAATAGCAAAAAATTCTAAAGGCGAACTCCATGAAATACGTTAAAAGTTACAGCTTGTATTTTATTTCAAGCATAATAATCATTGTTTTTTTTCTAAATTTGAAATCATTTAATAAAACATCAATGGAATATAAGGATTTTATTAGCGCGTTTGCTGCAGTCTCAACATTCTTAGCGGTAGTTATTGCTATATATATTGCTAAGGGTCAGCGAAAGAGTGAAGTTGTAACTCGCCATGAAGAATGGTTTGAACGTAATTTTTCATTGTTACTTGAGCAGCATAATATTCAGCTGGAGAAGTTGGTTGAGAGTACTAGTTTCGAAAGAAGCATTAATGAAGTCTTGTATTATTACTATGCTCCTAGAGAGGGGGATAGCAAAGATGCGATTGTTAATGCAAGCCAAAAATTACACCTTCTCGATGACTTTTATGGTTGTTACTTCAAGGTGTTATATAGACTTTTGAAGCATATTGATGAAAATTTGCCAAAAAATTCTTACTCAAAAGATGGCGGTAAGTTTTATACAGGGATAGTTAGATCATTTATAAAAACCGATATTTTGTGGTTATTGGCTATTAACTCGGTTGATATTGTTTCAGATGTACAATACGTGAATTATAAGCATTATCTTGAAAAATATGCTTTCTTCGAACATATGATTTTGGAAAAAGAAGCAGCCGCCAAGACACTTCCTAAGATCATAAATGATGCTGAAAGTTCAAGGTTAATGCTTAATACGTTGCGACTCCATCAATCAGGTTTTTCATATCCTTTTATTGATGGAATCTGTGAGAAATATTCTGAAGATGCTTTT